TTGGTGAGTTCTCCACAAAGACGAATCTGGGTCGTACTTCACAAATGACCCTCGCCATTTCTCGCCACATTCCAGAGGCTTCTCCATCAATTCCTGCTCCTTTTCCAGCTGCGCTGATGTCGGTACATGGAAAGCCGCCCGATACGACATCAACAATTCCTCTCCACGGCTTGCCATCAAAGGTTTGTATGTCATCCCAAATCGGGAAAGGCGGGAGAAGTCCGTCATTTTGTCGGGCGCACAATACGCTTGCTGGGTAGGGTTCCCATTCAACTGCACAGACTGTTCTCCATCCAAGCAGTTTTCCCCCAAGAATTCCTCCACCAGCACCTGCGAAAAGAGCCAACTCATTCATTGCCGCCTTAATTGAGCCAAACGCTCTTTAATGTGATCGGGCATAGGTGATGCCTTGGCAATGTCTGCCTTGATCTTGGCTAGGGCAGGGTCTACAAGCGGTTTAAACGCCATTTCAGGCACTTCTGCGCCATCCCAGCGTTGTTGGTTCAGATACACCAAAGGGGCAGGGATAAACGCCCCATTTGCCTTTAGCCATTGCTCTGTGGTCTTCATCCAGGCTAGGTGCTTGATTATCTGGTCTGCTTGGGTATCGCAGTAGGACTTGTCCCAAACCTTCTTGCAAGCCGATTTAGCCCCTTTTCTGGGACTACTAGGCCATGCCTTCCAAAAGTCTTCAAACATCATTTTCCACCCCACATTATGTGTTCTTTGAAATCTTCATAAAGCTCCCCCATCTCCATGAATCGGATTAGCATCTCTCCATTGCCAACATTTCTGTGTTCCATAATGTACTCAGCATACTGTTGGTCGAATTCATACCTGTTCATTTTGTCCTCAAAGTCTTCTTCAGACATAGGTTCTCCAAGGGTGGATAGACTGAGTATCCTTCCCTCTCCAGACTTGTCAGTGTTCATTTATTGACTCCTATTAAGATTGAAAAACTAGAAAAGCCCCAAGTGCGCTTGACGGATTTGTTCGCTTATACACACAGCCTTGTTTACCACCGATGTACTGTGTGCTTTACCAGTCGCCAAATCAACGCTGGTCACATTTTGCACAAGGGGTGTACTTGTGTGCGGTGTTTTCTTCCAAGCCGTCCATGCAAACGCTCTGCTATCGTGTGGAGTACGATCTAGAACGCAAAAGGCCACTTACTACTGCGTTCCAGTGCCGACACACTGTCCCTTTCGGGGTGAACGCATGAGTAAATGGCCTCATGTTTCGTCTATGCGTGTCGGCGCTTTTGACGAACGAAATGTACACCATAGAAAAACCCGCTGTCAAGTAGGTGTTTTCCCTTAAAAACAGTTTGTTGTGCAATTGCCATAGGCATAACAACAGGTTGTACAAGTGACGATTCGCCCACCAGACATGATGGTGTGAGTCGTACACGATGCCCAAACCATAGTCACTGCCAAACTCAACCAAACCCCAATAATTGCCTTTTTCATGCTTGCACTCCTTTGTGATAAAAAAGATTGTCGCCAAAGCGACTCGGATACTTCAGAAAGTCATAGCAACCCCTGCGAAACACATTCCTACGCAGTTCCTTGCCATCATAGATTTCTTTGACAGACCCATTCTCAATTCTCATAGCTGCACCACTTATGGCCCGATTCATCTCCATGCGCCCATACTCAGTCAGATGCCACTTTTCTTGAAAGTTGATGACATACCCAAACCTCTCCAGTTCAGGCAGGTACTTGGCATAGTGATACGACACAGCATTGTTGTCTGTTGCACTGTGGGTCATCTCTAGCATTGACCTGGGGCCACTAGATAGGCGCTTGAGCAAGGTTCGATGGGTGAGGTTTAAACGCATTTGCTTGTCTCCAAAAACGCCAGTATGATGGGTTTTATAGTTTTATGCACTAGGGAAAACACCTATTCCACGCATCTTTTATCTGTGCGACAGTCCTATCACTGCTATTTGGCAGTGGTCAACAGGAGTTACAAATGCCAACTGATGAGGAACAATTTAAGTACGAGTGCTGGGCAATAGTCCAAGAACTTGATCCAGATGATATAGCTGATGCCATTGCAGACTCTGTGGCACTGGTAGAAGCCATCAAAGCCAATCATGCTGAAGATGTTGCAAGTATCGTGATGAACAGAGTAGAACTCAAGGTTCGGCGCAGGGCTGAGTTACGAGTGTTTGATGTTGTCAAAACCCAATGGATTGATGACATTGAAGAACTCCAGCACTATCGCAATCTCCGCATTGAACGAGTCCAAAAAGCCCTTGATGAACGCAAGATCATGGAAGCTAAAATGGATGGCCCTTTTCAACAAATGTTTGATGAGTGAGGACAACATGAAAATGAAATCTAGACTGCAAGACATCATTGGAGACAATTCAGATGAAACATTTGACGATTGCGATCAAACGAGTCCTATCCTATTTCGAGATTGTGATCTCGCAACCCAGCTTGCCTATCTTGCTGAGAGACAAAATGCCAGCAAGGATGACCCTGCCAACCCTGGCAATCACCGATCCTAAATTTGTCTACAAAAATGCTTCTTGCACAGACATAACTCAAACATTTCAAAAGGCCAAAGATGAGCGACTTCAACGATTACGCAACGATGCTGATAGCAATCGAACAAAAGACCAAAGCACTGGAGAGCAAGTGTCTAAACAAAAACTACGGCGGGTTCACGGGTGACATTACTTCAATCCAGCATGAACTCACTATGCTGACAATGTGGATAACACAAGCACAAGGAGAGCAAATTAGGGAAAACACCTATAGAATTCTCAACAAAGTCTGATTAAATCTTAATTTTCAACAGGAGTTACGAATGACCTCAACAACAATAGTCGGCACAATGTTTGACAGGAAAGAAGCAATCAAAGAACTTCTTGCCACCAATGTCAACAATCACACAGAGAAGAAAAACAATCTCACATATCTTTCATGGGCTTGGGCATGGGCAGAGGCTTTAAAGGCTGATGCAAACGCAACCTACAAGGTGGAGATGTTTGGCGACAAGTGCTTCATGGACATTAACGGCACTGCAATGGTGTTTGTAACTGTCACCATGTTTGCCAAGCCAATGACCTGCCAACTGCCTGTGATGGATTATCGCAACAAGGCAATCCCAACCCCAGACGCATTTGCTGTCAACACTGCCATCATGCGTTGCATGACTAAGGCTTTGTCATTGCATGGCCTGGGCTTGTACATCTATGCTGGAGAGGACATTCCAGAGGGTGAAGCTGTTATCAAGCCAACAGATGGCGCTATTGTCTCCAAGGACAGAAAAAACATCATTGCTGATGTTGCCATTGCTGTTCAAGATAGGTTCGAGGCAAGCGATTTGATCGGGGCTTATGAAGAATACCTGGGAATCCATGACCAGGAGGAAAAGGTGGCGTTATGGGCATTGCTTCCAAGTAATGTGCGTAGTGCTTTGAAAAAACATGGCGAATCTTTGAAAGGCTAATATGGAAAAGAAAGACAACTCAGGCGTTCTGTTTAAGAACGACAAAAAGGAATCAGCTAACCAGCCTGATTACAAAGGTAACATAACTGTTGATGGTCAAGAATATTGGCTCTCAGCATGGATCAAAGAGGGCAAGAGTGGCAAGTTCATGGGCTTGGCAGTCAATCCCAAAGATGCACAGCCTCCAGCAGCTAATCCCAAAAAGATAGTTTATGCGGATGACGATATTCCTTTCTAACCTGGGATTTTCGGCGATCTCTTAATCTAACTTGGTTGATGTGACTGATTAAGATGTTTATTTGTTCCCAGGAGCGAAAGAAAGACGCTAGAAATACAAATAAACACCCAAACTATGGCGGTGGGCATAGCGGAATCAACCAACCCACCATTTTTAATAAACAATCAGATAGGAGTTAATGATGACAAAATTAGATCAATCTTGGTTTGGTGGTGCAGTCGAGAAGTTCTTTGGAACTGCGCCGTTTAAACTGTCTCGCAAAGATGACCCCGCCACTTCCCATCAGGCAGCACAGGCAATCGACACCACAAAGATGGAGTCCTTGGTCTTTGAAACCATTGCAGCCTATGGGCCAGATGGTTGTATCTCAGATGATGTGCTTGCCAAGCTACCATTCCTGCCTTATTCCTCTGTCACAGCCCGTTACAAGGCGCTGATTGACAAGGGCTTCATTGAGGTCATTGGAACCCGTAAAGGCGTTTCTGGGCGACTCCAAAGGGTTATGCGTAAGCTAGGGTAAATCCCTATTCCAATCTCTGTCAGACAAGGCAGAATTGACGCATGAACCAACAACAAACCAATCGTTTAAACGCTTTCTGGCAGGATATTGAGGCTCACAAGGCTCTCAATCCATCCTTGCCAGAGAGTGCCCTTGTAATCCTTAAATCTGTGGCCCTGGATGCCCTCCTTGCCGCACAAGATATTGAACAGATAGGAGAAACACATGACAACAATTGAATTTGTACCTTTTGAGTGGGTAGACGATGATTTCAATCCAGATATTGACCGAATTGAGGTTGATTACCAGTGGCATGAAGCAGATGACTCTGTTGGTTTAATCGCATACTGTGAGAAAACAGTCAAGTGGATGCGCTTTAACCTGGAAATCAAGGACATAACAGACGAGTTGTCCTATGCTGATTTGGCCTATTTGAAGCATGAAATCCAGCGTAACGATAAGGAGATTGCAGATGAAAGAACCTGAAGACGAGGCTTTTGATGAACTTGCAAAGCGCCAAGGGGATTGGGGTCTGCAAGGGTCACGCAAGCATCAGATCATGCGGTACGCCGAGAACAATGCCAGGAATGAAGTGATTGAAGAAGTCGCCCAACACATTGAGAAATGCACTCTAGCCTTTGGCAAAGACACGATTCAATCGTTTGCGGCTTATGTAAGAGGAATGAAGAAATGAACAATGAACCAGCATTTCCCGTACAAGACGCTTTTTTAATGTCTACAGAGACGGGCATGACATTGAGAGATTATTTTGCGGCAAAGGCGATGCAAGCACTTATAACGGCCCCCAATGTTCGACCAATGATTGAAGATGGTGAAGTTTCAGGATGGGCATACAAGATGGCAGACGCAATGCTGAAAGCGAGGGAAACATGAGCAAAGATGAAATCGACATCATGTGGCAACAGGCTATGCAAGAGTCAATCAAAGATGGCGAGATGTTTACCCGCTATCACTTTGCCGAGATGGTAGCCGCCGCAGAGCGTGAGGCGTGTGCAAAGTTGTGTGACTATGTTTACGACAACATAGTTACTGATGAGCACATAAAGGACATGGCATACAAAATCAGAGCAAGGGGACAAGCATGAAGGCACGACAAGTCTTTACAGCGTTGATGGCCTCAAAGGGCTACACAAGCGATGATCTATCTATGGATGGAGACAAGTACACCAATCCTGCTATGCAAGGACGCTGGAACTACTTTATTGCGGGGTGGGAGATGCGAGGTGTGATGTGATTGAAACCATCTTCACCATCTTTGCTATAGGATTTCTAGGCATTGCACTAGCCATTGGAGGCGTTTGCATCATGGTTTGGATGGCCTTGAATGAAGACTAAGGGTGGGGCAAGACCTGGAAGTGGCAGGAAACCCACTCAAATCAGCGAGTCCAGAGCCATAACGCTATGGAAAGATGGTGTTAGCAAGAAAGAGATTGCTAAAAGGTTTGGCGTTGCTTACCAAGCTATCTTGTACTTCTTCAAGAAACACAAGATATTCAATCGTGGAAAACTCAAGAACCAAGCACCGCAAAAGCCTCGTTAGTGTGCTTAATTCGGTCATCTAGGCCAATAGTCCCACCATTGATCTTCTTGGTCAAGCCTACCCAATCAGCAGCTTCAGCAAGGTTGTTGCAATTGTGGGTTGACCAGAACCATCCAGCAGTGAGTGCCGCATACTTGGGCGTAGCCACAAGGTCAGGCTCCATCACAAAGTCAACTCCCAAGGCTTGACCAGCATGGAAGTAGTTTGCATGGCCTGTCAACTGGATACACCCACGGCCTCTGAACCGATACCCGTCACCAGATGCCTCATCCCTGTTTCCCATGCGACTGCTGTACACCTTGTTTGCAATCTTCTTAGGATTTTTGGAATACTGATTGGCAATCTCCATCGTTGGAAACCTTGCCTTCCATAGCTTCATCAGGGTTTCAGCCCTGTAGTTGAGGTTCTCTTCAAGGGTTCTAAAGTTACCGCACTCATGCCCACACTGACCAATGAATGCAGCTTGTTGGCGTTTGGTAGAAATACCAAAAGTGTTGAAGGTTTCATTGAGGGCATCAACCCACTCAGCACCGATGTGAAGTTTTTTTAGTTGGTCAGCGGTTACCATTCATCACCTCCATTACCTTGTTATAACTGTCTATACACGCATTCAATTGCGCTGTGTTTCTGTCGCCTTGGGCGATGATTTCGGCAATGGCTGCGAGGGTTGCTCGTTCGGAGTCAGAAGTTTCATAAACCTGTCTGACAGGTTCACTTCTCTCTTTTGGGCTATCTCCGCTGGGAGTGGGGGCATTTGCGGGGGCTTGTACACAACTTGTGGACGGGAGCCGCAACCTACCAGCACGAATAGCAGAATCAAGAGAAGACTGTTTTTGAGTGATGACATTATTGGCCTCCGAAAGTTTGGTTGATTGGTCATTCAATTGTTGGGCAAGTTCACGCTCTTTCTCTCTTGCTTCATCATTCTTTTTGGCAATCTCGACTTGCATCTCAGCATCCCTGTCACCCCATCCAACATGATGCCCATACCCGTATGCTCCACCCACAGCAATCATTGCTCCAATGATGAAGTACGGGTTAAGCATTCTTCACCTCTTGCCGAGCCGCAGCGATTTCTTCCCGAACAGAATCAGACTCCAAATGTTGGGGTGGAGTGGTGGGAGGTGGTGGAGGTGTCCAAGTTTCGTCTAAAGGAGGATTGACCCAAACAGGCATAGCGCCAGGAGGAGAAGTCCAAGTGGAAGTTGCAGGTGGGCTAGGAGGGGCAGGAACAGGCGTAGAAGGCGCTGAAATCTGAGGCGTAGGCGTTGTGCTTGTCACAGCACCCACAGCCCGTTTACCAACGATGCCACCAATGCCACCAACAATCAACAACACAATGTCGTTCAGCATCTTGGTATAGGCTTGGTCAATGGGAGCCATGCTCTTGATCGGCTGAGTTACAAAAGTAACTGAGTAGAGAAGGGCAATCACGATGCCAAACAAAATGATGGTAATCATCACCACTACAAAGCCCCAAATGCGAACTTCAACTTCTTCTGGGGTGTATTTACTTTTTGTCATTATCGGCCTTCTTTTCTTCAACCTTTGGTGGGTCAATTTTGGTGGTCAAGATAGGTGCTACAAGGTATTCAGGACAGGTTTGGGTAAACAAACATCTGGGCTTTTGACACTCAGCAAGGTCAAATTTATCAGGATTTTGGCAAACATAGCGGTATCTGTCTTCACATCCACTCAAAAGCAGAATCACCGCAATGGATACAACAATCACGCCCCACAGGAATTTATTTTGATTCATTACGATGCTTCTCCATTTGTTGACGCTCGTACTCTAATTGTTGGCGCAATCTTTCCATGCGCTCAATCTGCATTTTGCTCTCTCTTTGTGCAGCCAATGTGTCATAGTAAATGCTTCCCAACAGCGGAAGCAGTAGGACAAAGACCAGCACCATAGCAACTAATGCGACTAGAAACCCCATCTTACCTTTCGATCCATTATCAGAAGGCTGAAGAACAGGACTAGGTAAAGGACGAACACTAAACAAGCTACCCCGTAGATTGCCTTGTCTTGGATTGCGCTGATTACCCTTCTGCGTTGCCATTCAACCTCTCGTTGTTTCTTTTCTTGAGCCAACCTTGCTTCTTCTTGTTCAGCAATGATGATTACTCTCATCTGGTTCACCCTGGTGTATAAGTTACCCAACTCTGGGGGTGACTGATACACCATAATCTCACGAATCTCTTTGGCTAACTTCTCAAACTGCGTCTTGGCAAGTTCCCTGTTTAGCGCCGACTCCATGATGTTCTGACTTGGGTCATAAACAGTTTTAGACTTCTCTTCTTCCTCACGAATGTGGTCTGCAAGCTGTTGCTGAACCCTGAAGAACTGCGACAGATTCGCCGCCAGATCAGCCACAACTCTACCTTCATCCCAAATTTCGGCCTCTGCCTTTTTTGCTTTGGCTGCAACTGGAGTTGCTGTGGGTTGAGGCTTTTTCTTCTTGAAGAACCCAAAGAAACCACCCACCTCTTCAGCAATAGCCGTGACCTCTTTAACAGTCTTTTGGGCTGCGGCAACAGTTCCCTTGACCTCTTTATAGAGTTCACAGCCTTTGCGAATAGCTGCGACACAGCCATTTGCCATTGCCAGAAGGGTGAGAGGATCAATCTTATGCTCCTACTTTATCTTTCAGCCATTCCACGCAATTCAATGTATGGAGATTGTCGTTGCTCTGGTTGTTGTTCAGGTTGCACCCCTTGTACAGCACCCCTTGCCGCACCAGTTCTCAGGTCATTCACGGCATCATCAACCCATTGGATTCCATACTTTTTACCAATATCAATGGCATCTTGTATTTTCTTTTGGTCAAAGCCAGAAACCTTTGGTTGAACAGCTTGGAAAACCTTTACTGCATCAGATGGATTTAGCAACAATGCTTTTAGCTTTTCCTCTGTTGCGGCAGACGCTTTATTTGCCCAAAACTTACTAAACAATGAAGTCATTGCGTAAGTTGCGCCAGATACAGGGTTGTAAATGCGGGAAATGATTTGCTCTGGAGGGATGCCTGTCAATTGCTCAATTGGAGTCTTTGGAACAGTCTCGCCTCTGAACGGCACATTTGTAATGTCTTTGACCATGCGCTCAGAAACAGTAGCAAAATCCTGCACCTTTTGAGCATAGGTTGGCCCAAATACACGATTGAAAATAGCAGCTTTGTTTCTGTCATTTAAAAGCGCAACTGGGTCTCCTGACCGAACAACATCATCAAGCATATATGAGCGCACAGCATTCACAGCATCTTTGTTTTGTCCATAGCCAGAGTTAGACATAAACTTGTTGGTGAAATTTATATCGCCATACATCTTGCTGACCAACTCTTGGGGGTTCTTGAAGCCTTCTTTGCTGACAATCTGTTCACCAGCAACACGCTGAAAGTCTGCATTTAAACGACTGCGTTGATTGATTAGGTTCTGCACATTGTTTACAGATGCCCGTAACTCATCATCAAGGCCAGGAATCATTGAAGTTCCACCTTGATTAGCCTTGAGCCATTTATTTGCCGCTTTAGGATCAATTACATCGTTCTTCAGTGCGGCTTTGGTGAAGCTATCAAGAAAAGCATCACGGGCAAGACGAGTTCCCTCTTGACCAGTTGCATCAATGAATTGGCTGACATTGGATTTGTTGCCAATCAAAGCAGGAGTGATTTGCTCAACAAACTTCTTTCTGTCAACAGACTTCAAAGTCTCAGCAGAAAAAGGTAATCCAACCTTCTGAAGATATGCGTTATCAGCATTGCGGTAAGCAGTAACAAACTCAGGGTCAAGACTATCAATATGACCAGAAACACGATTTTTTAATTCCATTAGCATACGAATGCCAGGATCATCTTTTGCAGTTCGTAACTGAGCATTAATTTCACGCTTCAATGAATCCAAGTCTTCAACAGTGGCAGAAGAAAACCTAATTCCACCAGGGGTCATTGGTGCACCTTCTGCGGTCAAAATGGCGCTTGGCTCAGTCGTTGTTGGGCGAAATTTAGCCTTTACTCTGTTGTAAATTGTTGGAAATGTGTTAAAAATATTGGCGTTTTTTGCATCATTAACAAAGTTGTAAATGTCATCAACAGAACTAGAGGGCAACTCAACATTGTTCTTTTTGGCTAAGTCAAATGCATCTTTATATAAAGGTTGAACATCTGCTTTTGCGGCTTTTTCTTTCTGAGCAACAAGATTGGAAACACGCTGTCCAAATACAGTTGGGTCAATGGTTTGATCTTTTGACAGGTCGGCAATCTGTTCGTCAATAGACTTAATTTTCCTAACTTGCATTTTCTCCAAAGATGGGCCAACAACATTAACCTGAACTTTGCTTGGATCGCCAAACAATCTCATTTGGTTTTGAACTAAAGCCTGTTTTGCAGATTCATATTGATTGCCATACTGCGCCCGAAATACAGGGTCTTTTGCTGACAAACTTTGGATAAAGTTGTTGATAACAGGGTTGTCTGCAAGCATTGCGCTCAATGGCATCTGCACTTCAGCACCGCCTGGAGCCTTCAATGACACGCCTTTTTGTGCCTTGGCAGCATCTTCAAGCGTTTTCATAAATGCAGGGTCAGCCGCACCAGCAGCAATAAAGATATTGCTTATGCGATTGTCTACATCTCGCAGTAATTCATCTTCAGGGATAGTTCCACGAACTTTATCCCATTGACCTTTTGCCAAATCAAGTGCTTTTCCAGTGATTGGAACTGTCTTTGCAACAGTGCCAAAACCATAACCACCAGCCATGCCGCCAAACAAGCTACCAATAAACTGACCAACTCCTGGCGCACCTGCTTTTTCACCAGCAGCTTGACCTGCTTGTCCACCAGCCTCTGCACCACCACCAATAACAGCTTGTTCAGCAGGGCGCATCAGTGTTTGTCCAAGCATCCCCAAACGCCTAACTGCCGCAACAGGAGGGAATAAATATGATTCTGGCGAGGTCACAGCTTTAACTGCGCCAGCGGCAATTCTTTGCCCACCAGTTTGTGGTTGTGCGCCAGTGGAACCCATTGATTCCATCAGTCCTGTATATACAGGCTCACGACCAGCACGATATGCCTCTAAAACAGCTTGGTTTTGCTCTTGCGCTCCAGGTGGCGCAACAAATGGAGTCAGTGGATTTCTGCGAGTCAATTGACCACCAGTTGGCCTCAACACTTGCTCTCGCACAACATTGGCAGCACCAGTAAGTGCGCCAACAGTACCAGCAAAACCTTGTCTTGCGGCCTCTGCTAAGTAGCCTTCAGAACTAGGCGCAGTTGGTTGAACTGAAGCAGCCTGTTCGCTTTCCAAGCGCAAACGAAACTCAAACTCTTCTTGTTCAGTCATGGTTTTACTCCAGATTGTTTGCGCTTGTATTCTTGATAACGCTGCTCTTTTTCTGCATCAGTAAATGGCCCAGTTCCACCCATTGGTTTTCTAAACTCAGGAAAATCTAATGCTGTTTCAACATCTTGAGGGTTGTAGTTCTTGTTTCTCAAAGCAATTTTTCGTTGACGATCAATTTCTTCATTTGCCTTGTTAACTGAAACAGTCCTAATTGCCTCTAAAGTGCTTTTTATTTTATTCTGCGTGTCTATGGTTGGTGTTGAACTAAACAGTCTAGAAATATAGTCTGCTGTCCCACCCAAAAGTGCAGGATCAGCACCCGCTGCCAACAACTCTTTTTGGCTTAAATCACCCGACCCAGCGATTGCCCTAGCAAATTGCACTTGTGCCGCCCTAAAAGAAGCAAAGTTATTTGTTGCAATTGAGTCATTTATGTTTGTCAAAGCGTTGTCTGTGGCAAACACAACCTTTGACATTGGCTCAACAGTCCTTTGCACACTTGATCTAAATGCTGGAATGTCAGCAAATTTCTTGTCGCCAGGAATTTCAGGCATGATGTTTTGAACAACTGTGCCTTTGCCCGTTGTCAATCCTTTGATATAAGCATCAACCTCTGCTATTTGAGATGCAGGAGCCTTTCCATCAATTAATGTTTGGCGATAAATCTGTGCTTTTTGAATGTCTAATTGTGATGGTGCTTTTTCTGATTTTTCAAGCCTATCAATTTGCGCTTTTATGCTGTTGTATTCAGTTGTGCCTTCTTGAGTCTTTGCAAGAGCATCTGTCAGCACTCCAATTTCTCTAGCAATCTGAATTGCATCAGAAACTTTTTCTGGCTTGCCTCTTGTAAGGGCTGTTAATTGATTTTTTGTTGAATTTATTGCACGATCTCTTTCTGGAGATTGAGGAAGTCTGCTTAACTGATCTAGCCTGTCAGTTAGCTGTGATTCAGCAATTGCATTGCGTTGCTCTGGAGTCATCTTTTCGGCAGTGCGTTGTTGAATCGTGGATAAATCAACAGCCGCTTGACGAGCATAGTTAGCCAAGGCAGTAGCTGCCGCTGTGTCACCAGACTGTGCCGCCATCTGTGCGCCACGCATGATGGACTCAGGGTCATTCATGTCAATCTGCTTTGCCAAGGCATTGCGTTGGCTAATCAGACGCATCTGAGGGTCTTCTACACCCATCAAACCAGCAAACCCACCAGCGGCACGACCAGCACCAGCTTGAATAGCGGCATTTGCATATTGCATAGGGTCA